AATTGCCTGTTTTTCGGCACTTGACAATCGAGTACCTACTTTTGGCTTGATGCTAACATATACCTTTCCATATTGTGGGGGATCGTTTTCTTCGCCTCCCCAAATAAAGAACGAATCTGCTCTATTTGCATATTCTCGACCAAGAAGTGCTTTATAGTCATCTGCGGTGACAGCCCTGTCCTGTGCCTGATAGTTTCTTGGGGCATAATATTTGATAGATGCAATGTTTTCACTGTCCTCGCCTCCGAATGAAAACAGCACCTTTCCATCCGCATCAGTATTGATTCTTACTTGATTTACGCGGGGATCGTTGCAGGTAATGGCTCTTCTTGCATTTGTTTCCTCATAGCCAATTCCATTTCCAAGAGAACCATTTGTGACAAGATAACGAAGATTGATAACATTGCCATTTTCAATTGCTTTGCCAAGGATCCCATCACCAAAATAAATTTCCCAAAATCCATCTCTGCCTTCTTGAATGAAAAACACATTTGAAGTTGAGTCAAGTTTATTAATGTCGGTTGCTTTTTTCCATAACTGAGATGATCCCGTAGTATCGCTTTGTGATCGCTGAACAAATACTCGAATCGTGTCAATATCTATATTGAGATCGGGAATAGTAAATTTTGCCTCTGTCCCGCCTTGTGTGTTTGCCACATATGCAACCTGTTTTGTATATCCCTGATAGAGGGTAACATCCTGTACAATATTCTCACCCGATCTACGAACTGCTTTATAGGTATCCAAGGTGACAAAATTGACTGCTTTGCCATCAACATCTTTACCACGAAAGACGGTTCCTGTATCAAGAAATTCTTTGCCCTGAATGACTCTCTGTGTGAAGATATCAACTGTATTGCCGCTTGGTGTCATTACAACATCGACTATGAGTTGTGCTGCCTTTTTTGATCTTGGCGTATAGTTTAAGTGCTTTGCAAGAGAAACAACCGATGGTCGCATAATTGCAGAATCAATGAATGACTCATTTGCTGCCATGTTTGCATAAAACGCTTGATAGTGTGTGTTGTATGCAAGAAGATCGAGAAGGATTGATAGTGCCGAACCTTCAAAGTTGTAGTCCTTGAACTGCTCTTGACCGCTCAAGTACTCTTTTAAGTTTGCCTTGATCTCATCAAACTCAAGCGATTCGATTGGTGTATTTGATATGTTACTCATCTTAGCCTCTGTAGAGCGATTGTGGTTGAGAATACTCTTTGAACATTACGAATAGTGAAGTGAATTGTGATACGAATCTCATTCCTATCTAGCACATCTACAATACTTACAATTGCATTACTGACTCTTTTCTCATAATTTCTAATGACCTCTGAAATTCGCTTTTTGAGTTCAATCACCATTACGGGTTCGATCAATTCGAATAGCATATCTTGCACCCCTGAACTAATCTCGGGATGAAATGGCTTCTCTCCCCTACGATAGAGAATTAAATTTCGCAAAGATCGTTTAATTGCCTCTTCGTCTCGGCGTAATGCAACATCTCCCGACAATGGATTGCGGTCAAAGTTAATATCAAGATCGATAGATGTGTTCTGACTTTTAAGCATTATTGTAGTGCCAATTCAAGTTCGATATAGTCCCGTGCTTGCTCAAACTGTTGTCTAATTCTTTTTTCTTCTTCTACTGTTGGAACTTCAGTTTCATGAAACCACTCCAATTGCACAAATCCAATATACAAATCTTGTTTCATGATTGGCAAAATACTGTATCGAACAATTCCATTTGACTTGTTGTATGACCGAAAATAGCCGTCAGGCATTCCTTCTGTTATGTAAGATCCTGGACTATCATCTCGCATATTCTCGATGAGATTCCAAAACATTGTGACCAAAATGCCCTGTAGATTTCCGCCGTCATATACCACTCCCCGTTCACATGATTCGTGGGTGATACTGAATTTTTTCATGGGAGTTCCATCAAGAAATTTTCCACCATTGTGGAAGTATCCAATTTTTGCTTTTTCTGCGCCTGTCTGAATTCTTAGCCCCGTCAAAGTTTCATGGATATTTGTGTGCTTTAATTGAAAATTTGAACCCCTAGAATTTATAGAAGCCTCTTCAATATAAAGTTTGTCTTCTTGTTTTTTCTTTGATCTTGCATATGCAATCCCTGTAAGAACGCCACCTATAACTCCTGAAACGGCGATTCCAAGTTCAAACCAAATTTGAATTAATGGGGAACTCATATTGTATTAACCTCCACAATATACATTTGTACTGCCTCTAGCACAGGCAGATCCACAATGAACAGGATCTGCTACCCGTGCTGCGGGAAGGCTATTGATATAAACAGAAGACGATCCAATTGCTGTTTTGCTTACATGGCAGTTATCGCCACAGCAATGAGTTGCCCATTTATCGCCCTTTCGATGCCATCCAAGACTGTTAACGAATACATTCTTTGATCCTTCAAGATTTGGTCTTGGGGGAAAACACCGATGTCCTGTGCATATGTCCGTGTGTCTATGTGCGGCTGGCATAAAACTCCTTTAGCAACTTCGAAAATAACCACGATCTTTCATGGTGGTAAGATATTCTTTATTTGTCACGGGGAATCCATCAATGAACATCTGATTTCTGATATTTAGGATGAATTCATCTCTGTCCGATGACCAATTGTTGTCTGTGTCGATTATGAACCTTCCGTCAATGTAACTGCTCGGCAATAAAGAATCAAATGCCCTTGCTACAAACCGAATTCCCTTGGCAATTGGAAACCCTGCTCGATACAAAGAAGCAGATCCTCGCTTGGCATAGTTGTCTTCTGTAAACTTCCTAGGAGTTTGTTCACCATAATCAAATGCAAAGGTGTCTGCTGCAACAATATCCCGATCCTCTTGTGGAATTCCTGCGGGATTAGTAAGTCCAAATTCTAAGGGAAAGATATCATCCAAGTCATCAATTTTGCCATACAGATGTCCCGTATCGATGTCGAGAGTCAAACTCGGGGGGAATACACCTTCTATAATTGCATATTTAATCGGCCCACCTGTTGGAGGGGGAGCACCAACATAATTGTAATAGACTGCCACAAGTTTTAAGCCAATGCTACAATCAACACCCTGTTCTTGGGGGCGAAGAACCCTTTGCTGTTCAAATATTGGTCTAGAGGGAGAGGTTTCATTGTATGACTGATTCATCAATGCAGGACTCATCCAAAGAATATCCTCTATTATCGTGTCTGTCAGGGATTCGTCTTGTTCAACGATGTTCAATTCACCGAACCCATCGGGATAATAAAACTCTATCGGAAGAATTCCTGTCATATTTGCTACCATCAGAACTCTCCTGCATCAATTAGATCGTTTAGACTCTTGACTGTAACATCAGGAGATTCAAGAATAATATTGGGATTTGTACCATATGGAACAGGCTCTGCGATAAATGGATCAATTGGCGATGCTGTATCGAATTTCAAGGCATCTCCCATTTGAGGAATTGGTGGAACATCAACCGTTCCTTGAGGCTTACCACATGAGATTGTTGGGATGCTCCCTTGGATCGCTGCTGAAATATCATTCACAGCACTGTTCAGTTTTCCAATAACTCCTAGAATTGCATCAGAAGCAAATTCAAGAGAAGGAAGAGTTATGCCATTGATACCTGCCATGATTTCATTTAGTGATGGAAGATCGCCCAATTTTAGGTTTGGAAGATCAAGATCAAACGAGGAAGTATCTCCCATGAATGCACATATATCAATATTGGGAATACTTGCGAGATCGCCACGCTGTGCCGTTAATTCGTTAATACTCTTCTTTGATTCTGAAAAATCGGTAGCAACAGGCACATTCACCATTCCCTTAATACTAACCTCTTCGCCCGTTGATGCTACGGATTTGTCTGCTGCTCCCAATGCGGCATAACTTTTTGTCTGATTGTCTTGCTCATTGGTATATGTTTCAATGTCCTGTGTTGTGTATACAGAACCTTGAGCACTTCTTGATGGAGTTGCTGTTGTAACGGGAACTGATCGATTGGGAATATTAAAACACATAGGTTATTCTCGATTCTTTATCTGTAAATCTGTTGGGCTTAGTCGATCAATCAATCCATTAACAAGACCTCTTGCTTTGCTCAAGAGTGTCTGTACTGTTGATGAATTTTCTCCTTCAGGATTCAAGTCTATGCGCGGTGCTACAATAACCATATTTCCTTCACTTGATAGTGTGTATGTTCCTTTGACTTTATGCAAACAATTTCCACCAACATCAGTGGTCATATTGCCCTTTACATACATCTTTACATCACCACCAACTTCAATTTCAAGATCTTTCCCCATCATTATCTTCAATGTTTTGTTTGCATTGAAAGAGCAATTGCCCTTAACGAGGATCATCTTATCGTTTGTAGTAATGTCCCATGCATTACCAACAACCTTGTGAACTTCACTTCCTCTCGGATGAATTTCAGTAAATGTGCCCGAGCAATGATACCAATGAATTCGTTCTGCCCCTGGCGTATCATCATATTCAATAACATGCCCTGCCTGAGATTCATATACATTGTTGAATGGATATTGGGCTGCATATGGAGTTTGTGGTTCTGACCAAAATCCATACAGAGCGGTTGCACAAATTTCTAAGTCATTTTTCTTTTTATGTACGATAGTATTTTCAATTTGCTCATTTCTTGCAAGGCGATTTGTATCTGCCTCGCCCATTCTAGAGATCAGTGGATAGAGACCATCGGGATCAGCAAATCCCATTGTCGGATCAATTGTTGGATTCTTAGGAAGTTGGTATGGTTTAATTCCAACATCATTTTTTGCAGCATCTAATGATGCAAGAATTTCAGTCTTTTTACTTTCAACTTCAGCAGCAAACATTTTTTTAACACTTTCAGGATCTGCAAACGGAATATTTGGTATCTCTGAAAGTTCCCAAGGAATAGGAATATTTACAGTGTTAATGCCGCCAATTGATCCCATAACAAC